GTCGATGACCCGCTATCGCACTTCACATTGGAGGTCGACTGCCACCATGCGACCATCACATTGCACGGTTTCCCTGATGGGGCGAAGGGGTGGGTGTCGTTGGGTGGTGAGCCGCCGTTCACGATGTATCCGCCGAACGGGGCGACGCACACCTATCTGACGTCGGCTGAGACGGCGACGGTGTCGTTTCAGGTGTACATCGAGGCTGCGGACGACACGGTGTTGATGAACTACAGCGCGCTCACCGGGGTGACCGCAGAGTCGTGCGGTTAGGCGTCGCCGGCCGCCTCGTACATGAACTGGATGGTCACTACGTCGTTCGCGGCGAGCGCAGCGTTGAAGGTGTTGGCGCCCGAACCCATGAGAGTGGCGGCGATCCCGTTGGCGGGGCCCACAGTGTGGTCGTATAAAACGAACTGCGTCGTTGTGTTCAACGCCACGAACCCTTTATAGAAGCCGTCCGGTGTCAGCGATTCATCGAGCAACCAGCCCTGTCCACATGGTGTGGTTCCGCTGACCGCGGCCGTCACCGGGGTGGAAATGACGATGCCGTTCGACGACGTACCCGTACCGGTCACGGTGAGAAAGCAATAGCCGACGATGAGGCGTCCGATCCGTATGTAAGCACCGGATGTGACGGTCTTGGTGACCGCACCGGACTGGGTGAGAGTCGGTGTCCACGCTGTCCATGCACCGTGGACCGGGCCGATCGTCGACCACGCTGCACCGGAATAGACCGTGAGGCTGTTCGTGTCGTCCTGGCAGGTGAGTAGCCCTTCGTCGAGCACCGCCGACAACGCAGTGTCCCGGGCCGAGTCTGATGCGAACTGCATGTTCGTCTGTTGCATCAGATACGTGTTGACTTCGGCGGCGGTCAACACGGTCCCGGCGACGTACAGCTTGTATCCGGCCTTCGCCATCTCAGACTCCTATCTGCACGACATTGTCCGCCACCTGCACCGCCGACAACTGGGCGGCCGGGGGTAGCGGGTCGGAATCCAACGTGATCGGCTCCACCTTCGGCACTGGCCGTCCGGTGCGGGCCATGAACGCCAACACTGTGTAGAGACAGTCCTGGCCGCGGCGGTCGGCTTCGTCGCGGGTCGCCTCGAATCCGGCGTTCACGCATTGCTCTAACGGACGATCGGTCACGTTGTCGGGTTTCGCCCAGTAGATCGCCCACCGCCATCCGTGCTGGTGGGGGTGGAGGAGGAACACGAGTCGCATCAGAACGTCAGCAGCGAGTCGCCGTCGAGCACGCCGAGTACGGGGTCGTCGAGAATGAACGGCCACGACTGTTCCAACCGCCCCAACGTCAACGTGACGATGTGCGATTCGGGGTCACGGTCGTGGCGTATCCCGTACACGACGAGCGATTGTTCGATCGGAAAGCCGACATCGTTGGGGATGAAATACACGTCGACCACATCTGCGAGGTCGAGGCGGCAGATGGCTTGGATGTCGTCGGTTGTGTGTGTGATCGTGTTCAAGTCGATCGTGATGCTCGAGATGTAGGCGTCGCCGGTGGCGTACACGTTCGCCAGGAATGTCGCCATGTCCAACGCCTGCGAATCACTGTCTTGCAGCAGTCCGGTGAGTGAGAGGGGGATGATGCCGTCGGTGGCGGTGTTGGCGGATTCGACGGTCTGCGCGGTGCCGCCTTCACGGTCGACGCTGACTCTGGTGTAGAACACTTCGGACCCGAACGTGATGCTGACACCGGTGAACCCGATGCCGCTCCCACCGAACGACGCCACACTCTCCGCACCGATGGTGGCGTGCCTGTCCCGGAAGGTGAGTAGCCCGTCACGTGAGGCGAAGAACAAACCCAAGTCGGAGACGGCGACGAGCTGGCAGTAGTTGAGGACGTTCGATCCCCACGACACCACATCCGCCTGCAACGTCGACACCCCGGTGTCGATGTCTCTCGCTCCACCGTTCCAGGCGACCTCGCTGCGGTTGAGGATGTCGTCGTATCGGTCACCGGCGGTCTGCCCGCCGGTTGTCGTCCACTCATCGAACTGCTGCCGGCCCAACACGGCGAGGGCGTCCTCCAATGTGGCTTGGGCGACGTTGCGTCCCGAGACTTGCGGGTCCAGGTTCCAGTCGGCGACACGCCCATCGAACACCGTCACGCCCTCCACCGTGATCGTCACACGTTTCCCCGGCCGGATATCCCCGAAGTAGGGGCCGGCGGCGTGGAGCGGGTCGTAGGTGCGGTCCTCGTTGTTCATCTGTATCGCCCCGGTGGCGGGGTCGACCGCGTCGAAGAGGAGGGCGTCACGGCCACGCTCGAACGAGTAGGCGTTGATCGTGCCGGACACATCGGACCCGGTGTCACCACCCAACACGTATATCGAGTCGAGTTCGCCACGTACGGGGTCGTCCAATGTGAAGATGCCGTCACCGGTTGCGGTTTCACCGAAGAAGATGAGCACCTCGGTGTCGGGGATGGAGAGGGTCATCCGGCGGCGATCCAGGGTCGCGTGGATTGCACGCCGCGTCGGGCGTTCGACCGCAAGATGTTCGTTACCTGGCGGGGGTCGAGACCGGAGTTCACGTTGGTCACGTAGGTGTTCCCGCCGCCGCCGCCGCCGCCGTTCATGTTGGGCGGGTTCGGCAAAGGAGTCGTGTGTGTCGGGAGCACCGTTTCGCCGCCGTGCAGGATGGTCGGTACCGGGGCGCCGCGGGGGCCTGGAACAGTGCCACCCTCGGCTCCGATGTACCAGCCGCCACCGGTTGAGAACTTGAGTTCGCCGCCCTTGGCTTGGATCGACAGTTGCATCGTCCGGTTCCGGGCCAAGATGGTGAGCATCTGTTCCGCTACATCGAGCGATCCTTGGTCGATGTAGGCAGAGATTTGGGTGACCTGCTCGGGTGAGATTCCGCCGACCGCCTGCGCGTACTCGATGACTTGCTTCTGGAGTCCGATGACCGCCAACTCCTGGTCACGCATCGCCGTCTCGGCGTCAACGGAACCTTCCTCGATCCCCTTCATTGCGGCCTGCCCGGAAGCGAGCACATCATCGAACGTCTTGGCGACGTTGAGCAACGCTTCCCGATTGTCGAGCGACCCGGTCAACGCCTGCCATTTCGTGTCTAACTGTTCCGTGATTGCTTTCGCCCGTTCGGCCGCAGTCGACAAACCGACGACCGCGCGAGTCGCGACATTCGCACCGTCGGCCAAGTCCTGGGCTTCGAGCCCGGCGTGTTCCATCTCCTGTGCCGCAGAGTTGTTCGCCGTTGCGGTTTCCAACATTTCGGCCCGGAACTCGGCCATGATCTTCTCGGCAGCCTTTACCGAATATCCCTGGTCGACTAGGTATTGGATGGCGTCACCCGACGCCATCGCCGCCGCGGCCAATGCTCGCGCCGCGTCACCCGCTGACCCGACATCGGTGGCGAACGCACCCATCGACACTTCGACCAGTTCAAACTTTTCGGCCAGCATCGTCAGCTTGCTGATAGCGGCGGCGACCTTCTCCAAGAACGGCGCCATCCCGGCCACCACGCCACCAACAGCCAGGGTCACTTCCTGCAACGCGTCCGACAAGGCATCCTCGGCGAGACGCATCCGTTCGGCCTTCTCCGCCTCCTTCGCGGTGACAACCTGCCCGGACTCGACCGCACCCAACATCTTCTCGTACTCGCCGCGTGTCTTACCGATCAACGGCGCAAGATTCGCATAGCCCTTGCCGAACAGTTCGTTACCGACACGGGTCCGTTCGGTCTCGTTCTTGATTTTGCCGAGCACGTCGAACGAGTCCAACAGGATGTCGTTGGCGTTGCGGGCCTGCCCAGCCGCATCCCTGGTCGCGATCCCGTACTCATCCCACTGCGCACCGTCGAGCGTCTTACCGATCTTGCCGATACTCGAAGTCAACTGGTCGGCGCCGATACCGAAGTCGTCGGCGACACCAATCCACCGCGACGCATCCTCCGTCGCCAACCCCGTCGCCGCACCCAAATCGATCGCAGCCTTCGCCGTATCAGTGAACGCACCAACCGCCTTCACACCGAACGCCACCAACGCCGCACCACCAGCAACCGCGAGAGCACCAGCGTTCGCCGTAATCGACTCTTTCGCCGACGCCCACCCAGCCTTCAACTTCCCGCCAGCACCATCCGCATCAGCGATCGACTGCTTGAACCCGGCGAGCCCAGTCTTGGCGCCCTCCATCCCCGAACTGTCATAGGAGGAGACGATGTCGACATTCACCCGGGAGTTACGAGACGCCATCAGCAACCCCCGTCAGTACGAAGCTTTGATCGACTTCGCGATCACCTCATCCACACCTTTGCCGTACCGCTCCAACACCTCATCCGCCCGAGCATCCAACGCCTCATACAAAAACGGATTCGGACTGATGTTGTGCCGGCGCCAACCGAAATGAATCGGCGCCGCATACGGCAACCCCGACACACTCACGTTGCCACCCTTCAACGTCGCCCCAGCCTTGATGCGGCCACGCAAACGGCCCGTACGACCCGGCACCGTCGACTGGCGGGCATAGGTGGCGACCAACTCGGCCGC